CGCATCAAGGAAATGAACTGCGGGGTGTGCAACGCCGAAGGGCCGAGCGAGGCGCACCACGTCCGCCAGCACTACCAGTACCTGTGCATTCCTTTGTGCATCAACTGCCACAAAGGCCCGCGCAACGGCTGGCACGGTGAGCGCTACATCTGGCACGCAAAGAAGCTCGACGAGCTGGACGTGCTCAACGAAACGCTGAGGGCAATTCTGTGACGTTTGGTGATCGCAACCCGCAAAACGGCACGTTGTGCCCGCAGTGCAACGCATGGACACGGGTGCTTAGAACGACTGGGTCAACGCGCCAACGCGAATGCGCTAACGGCCACCGTTTCACAACTCAAGAACAGCCAGTCAAGCCAAAACAATGAAACGCACGACGCTTCAGATGCACCGATTGATGGACATGGCTTCACGGGTGAGCGGCACGCTGTGCCGAGACGTGGCCGAGTCTTTGAGCACGCCTCGCAAAAGCGGCGACATCACAAAAAACGCCAAACGCATGCACCTTGCTGGTTGGATGGTTGAGTTCAGCATCACGCGCGAAGGCCGCTCAATGATTGCCCGCTGCCGCACCACGCCTGAGCTATTTGCCCAGTGGGCCAGCGAGCACCAAGTCGACACTAAGCCGCGCCGCAAGCATGTGAGCGGGCCGGCCATGACGGTGATCAAGTCCACCTACGGCAAGGCTTGGTGGGACAACGCCGCCCAGCCAGGCGAGCCTGGCTATGTTGAGCCGCGCATCACCAGCAACACCAAGGTCACGATCTGCCCGAGCTTCAGCGAGCACCCACGCTGGTCGAACACGCATCTGAGGTCGGCATGAGTCAGCTTGCCGAAGCCTACGTTCAGATGCTGCGCGATATGCCGTGGGGCGAGGATCAATCGATTCGGGACGCTTACTGGGCCAAATGCGAAACGCTTGAAATTGAAATGGGCATACGCGACAAAAACGGGGTTCGACTGCGCATGCCTGATGAGCGTGATTACCCGCAGCTTGGCCACAAAGTGTGTGTAAGCGAACCGGCGCAACTGTCGCTGTTTGAGGTTTGCGAATGAGCGAAGCCAGCCGACGCAAGGGCAGGGCAGGGGAAACGCAGGCCAAGCACCTGCTGCAGGCCAGGGACTACGCCGTCGATGACCTAACCGGCGGCATCACGTCAGCGGATTTGATCGCCACCGACGCGGCCGGTGTGACTTGGTGCGTTGAGGTCAAGAACTGCGCCGGCATCTTGCCGGACCACAAGGCCCAGGCCATGCGCCAGGCGGCGTCACGTCGGCTGAGGTGGATGCTGATCTCGAAGATTGCCGGCACCTCGAGCTGGCTGGTTCAGCGGCAAGGCGAGCGGCCGTGTGTGTGGCATGAGTCTGAATGAGCTTCATCTATTCGCAGGCGCTGGTGGCGGCATTCTTGCCGGCCAACTGCTCGGACACCGCTGCGTGTGCGCCGTCGAATGGGAGCCCTACGCCCAAGCCATGCTTGTGGCACGACAAAACGATGGATGCTTCCCGCCATTCCCGATTTGGGATGACGTGCAGACCTTTGACGGAAAACCGTGGCGCGGAATTGTTGACGTCGTGGCTGGCGGGTTTCCCTGTCAAGACATCTCAGTCGCGGGGGGGGGTGCAGGCATCACCGGAGAGCGCAGCGGAATGTGGAAGCACATGGCGCGCATCGTTGGCGAGGTTCGACCCCGCTACGTCTTTGTGGAAAACAGCCCAGCACTCATTACTCGAGGACTTGGAGTTGTCCTTAGTGATCTGGCCGCGCTCGGGTATGACTGCCGCTGGACAGTGCTGGGAGCTGCCGATGTCGGCGCGCCGCACCAGCGCGACAGGTTCTGGCTTGTGGGCCACGCCGTCGGCGAGCGATTCGACGCGGGGCGGGACGATCACCGACAGCATGACGGGCATCTCACTGGTGCAGCAGATGAACACGCCTCACCGCTGGCCGACGCCGACAACGCAGGACAACGCGCAAGTTCGGGGCGTGGGTGCTGCGGCAAATGCATCGCGTCGGGGCACGACGCTTGGCGGTGCGGTGAGGTTGTGGCCGACGCCACAAGCCAGCGACCACAAAGGTGCGGGCAAGCAGGGTGCGCTGCGGGACCGTTTGGACTATGCAGTGGAGCGCGGTGCAACCAAGAGAAACGTGTATCCGACACCAGGAGCGAACGAGGACAGCTATCGACTGAACGGGAACTCTCAGCAGTCAAACAGCCTCGGCGCGATAGCGAGGCGCGAAGCTCTGGCGGAATCGCCGGAGAGTGGTGGGCAACTGAACCCGACGTGGGTCGAGTGGCTTATGGGGTGGCCCATCGGTCACACCGACTTAAAGCCATTGGCAACGGACAGGTTCCAGCAGTGGCAGCAACAGCATGGAGTTTGTTGAATGAGCGCAGCAGGTAAGCGGCAAATCGGGGGCTCACACTACGTCGACATGGGCAGCGTGCAGCCATGGGACGCCATGCAGTGCTGGATGTCGACAGAGGCCTTTGCCGGGTTCTTGAGAGGTAACGCCATCAAATACTTGGCCCGCTGCGACAAGAAGGGCGGCGTCGAAGATTTAAGGAAAGCGCGCCACTATTTGGACAGGCTGATTGAGCTGGAGTGCCGCGAATGAGGGCGCACTGATGGCACGCAAACCACAACTGCACCCCGCGTGGCTCGTTGGCCTGCTTCACCAGTGGGCCATGCGTGAACTGCACAACCAGACGCGCGGCATCGGTTGGTACAGCATCAGCCCTATGCTCAAAGAAGGCATCCCCATTCAGGCCACGTCATTTGAGCCAACGGGTTACGGTGGCCAAGACTTCACAAACCTTGAGGCCGCGATGTCTCAAATCCCGCCCAAGCATTTGCTGGCCGTGCTGCGCTACGTCAAGCCTTGGCTTGCCCGCGACATTGACCAAGAGCGGGGCTACAGCACCGACACTTGGCTACGCTTGCTCAAGGCAGGCTTGGCTGATCTGGACGGAAAGATGGAAAAACTTGACAAACGCCGGTTTGCGGTTATTCTGTGAAAAGTAGATAGCGTGACCCGTTGTCACTCAAACCCGCCCAAAGCAATTTGAGGCGGGTTTTTTCGTTTCGCCAGGCAGGCCTACACCTCGATCAACTCGCAGTTGCCAAAGGTCTGACCTGGCACCTTTACCCGTCTTCCCGCTGGGAAGCGGAAGCCGGCAAGCGGGCCACTCCGGCATTAAGGCCCGCAGCTCACCGACGTAGCAGCCGCCTGCGGGTCTCTGGACTCGTCTCTCACCCCTGGGCGGATCGGGCGGTGGCACTTTTGGAAATCCATATGTTGCAAATGCTCCGAGATCGCATTTTGGTTAAACCACGCGTGCGCTCGCTTTCTGACGTGTTGATCGTCAACAACACCGAAAAGCTCAATCAGGGCGAAGTCGTGTCTGTGGGACCGCTTGCGCTTGATGTGCAACCCGGCGATCAAATCAAGTACGGGCTGTTCGAGTTTCCAACTTACGTTGAAGCTGGCGTGACGTATCAAATACTTCAAGAAGCCGATGTGGCTGCGGTGGTCGAGGACTGATATGCCTGGCGGTCGCCCCACTATTTACGACCCAGCCTATTGCGAGCGCGTGATCGAGTTGGGCAAAGAAGGCTGTTCCGTGGTTGAAATGGCGTCGGATTTGAACGTCTCGCGCAACACGTTAGAAACAAGCTGGCCCGCCGAATACCCAGAGTTTTTGGAAGCCTTTACAAAAGCAAGGGCGCACTCGCAAGCCTGGTGGGAAAGCATGGGCCGCAAGAACTTGATCATGGCGCCAGGCGCGGGTCAGTTTCAAGGCTCTGTGTGGTCGCGCTCAATGGCTGCGCGGTTCCCGGCTGATTGGCGCGAATCAACAAAATCGGAAATCACCGGCAAAGATGGTGAGCCGCTGCTGCCGGTATCGATTGACGTAGCGTTCCGCGGTGTCAAGCCAGCAGCTGACAGTTAACGCCGAATTTCCCGAAAAACTTGCGTGCCTGTTCAAGCCGAACCGGTATAAAGTTTTGTACGGGGGGCGAGGCGGAGCGAAATCCTGGGGCATTGCCCGTGCGTTGCTGATCATGGCCAGCAACAAGCCGCTGCGCATTCTTTGCGCGCGTGAATTGCAAATGTCCATCCGTGACAGCGTCCACAAGCTGCTCAGCGATCAAATTGCAGCGCTGCAACTGTCAGGGTTCTACGAGATTCAAAACGCTTCCATCAGAGGATTGAACGGCAGCGAATTTAGCTTTGCCGGCCTGCGCTCAAACGTGGCACAAATCAAGTCCTACGAAGGCGTTGACATCTGCTGGGTCGAAGAAGCGCAGACCGTCAGCAAGGGCAGCTGGAACGTCCTGATCCCAACGATCCGCAAAGACGGCAGCGAAATCTGGGTGAGCTTCAACCCAGAGTTGGAAGAAGACGAGACCTATCAGCGTTTCGTGCTTCACCCGCCGGCCGGCGCGGTGGTTGAAAAGATCAACTGGTCCGACAACCCATGGTTTCCAGAAGTGTTGCGCGCCGAAATGGAAGCGCTCAAAACGCGCGATCACTCGAGCTACCTGACGGTC